GAGAAGTGAACTGAGAAACAGTAATGCCGCCAGACATGTTAAACATACTGCTGGCGCGAGCGTACTCATTTTCAAAAGTCTTATTAATTTCCTCTGGATCTGCACCAGCAACAATCATCGCCTTAATGGAACTAAAAGCCTTGTAAGACTCAATCTCATTTGACTTCAAGACAGCCGCTTTGTGCGCAGTAATCTCTTTGTTTCGTAAGGTTTTATATGTGCTGGCAATATACTGAGCGCCGCCCTCGGCAATCATGCGAGTGTATGCAGTTGGAGCTTCGTCGGCGCTATACATAGCCTCAACGTAATTGCTCATGCGGTCTTTGTATTGCGCAGCGCTTTTTGAACTGGCGGCTATCTCAGAACCTTTAGCTTCTATTTCAGACTTTAGTGAGTCAGCAAATCGTCTATCAATTAAATCTTGATATGAGGTCGCAGCAATGCGGCCAAAGCTGGGGGGTGGCGTGTAAGCAACGGGCATATTTGTTTCGGGATCAATGGCCACAATCTCACTAGATGCCACCGCCATGCCAGCCTTGCTGCCCACATCTTGAGCATCCTCAGCTGCAAGTTTGTATTGACGATCAGCCATTTCCCCAGCAACACGACTGATTGTTTGGCCGAGTTGCGCCGCACCACCCTGAGTACGAATCACACCTACAGGCTTATTAAAGACTTGAGCGCGTTGTCTAATTACTTCTGCCATGATTCTACCTTATTATGTCTTTACTGATTTGTAGCTAGAGTATCCGCCAGATGCCTGACCCGCCGCTTGAAACAGTGAAGAGGCTAAGGCCGTCTTTCCTGAGCGTTTAGTCCTAGCAGCTTCAGCTGCGTATTGATTCGACTGTCGCGTTTCTTGCGTTTGGATGCGGCCCACATCTTCAGATGCAATTTCTTTTTGCTTATCTAAAAATGCTTTAATGCTGCGGTCCGATCCAATGTCACGACCAGAGGCAGCGAAGGATGCAAGGTTTGTAGATGTCGCTATGTCGTACTCATCCATACGCGCCCTAGCAGCTTGAGATGCAGCCGCACTGTTAAATTTACGCTCGGTCTCAATGTTAAAAGCTTCAAGATCTGCCTCCTTCTTAGCGCCAATGCCGCCAAGAATTGTGCCTAGAACCTGAACACCCGTGCCGATGGCCATTAAAGTAGCTGACATTAAACTATTAACTCCGAGATAAGGCCGTTGATTTGAAGAGGTAACGGCTCGCTTTGTGTAATTCTAACTTGAGGGTTCCTACTGTAACCAAGAAGTCTAACCTCTTTGTTACCAGTGAACGCATCGCCAAAACTAAACGACCTGTTGTTTACAGCCACAGACTGCACGTCTTTAACATTCAAGACCACATTTGTGATTCCGCGCACACTACCTGTTGCTGGGCCATTGCCCACGTTTTGATCAACAGGGTTTGTAGTAACCGCAATGTCAAACTTAAACCCAACATACAGCTTGGCGTACTCACTATAGCCCGTTGTGTCGATGTAGTTTGGTGTCCCGCTAAGAACAGTAAACTCACCAAGGTAAACTTGCTGGCCGTTTGAAATGCCAATCACATCCAGAACGGTGCCAGAAGGGCCGCTAGAATTAGAAATATTTACGCGGTTAGATGTGTTGGTAAGATATTCCCAGTGATCCAGACCAATATCCTCAGAGAACTCATATAGGTAATGATCTCCTGTAGGCCCCATTACTTGCGTAAACAGTCTCTCACCTATGGCAGCAACAGCTTTAAACTCATAGCCAGTAGGCAACTCAACAGCAGACCAAGCAGCGCGTTTTTCTGATCGGTTAGAGCTGAACAGCGCCATGCTGCCATCTGCCATCACAATCGCAGCATAAGACTCACCAGAGCCAAACCCAGAATGAACAACAGCCATATCTACTGGTGTTCTAATTAGGTGCTCACCAAGCGTAGAGATTGAGGTGGATGTGTATGCGTCCTCGGAGTCTGTATAGAGGTATTCCCTTACAGCCTTACCGCCACGCTCAATGAAAATAGTGCCACCGTCAATTGATTCTGGGTTAATAAACTCACAACCAAACGGAGTCTGCTTTCTGATCTGAGCATTCGTTGGAGTGATTGCTTGGTTTAGGTATGTAGGGACGTATAGCTCATCGGACAGCGTAAAGATCTGCAAATCACGGTTGGACTTGAGGTATCGTATTTGATTTACATCACCAGTTGCAGCAACAATGTTTATTGATTCGTTATCATTACCGTCACCAACATCAAAGTTGAAGAAGTTTCCAATCTTACTCATCCAGATTGTATCTGGCTCCGCTATCGTTCCGCCAAAGCACAGACGATTCTCATGGAATGTAACGGCAGCAGGATACCCTCGGGCGGCAGAGAAAGCCTGTTCATCCCATTGGTTCGTAGGCGCGTGACACTCAACGTTTACATACCCACCGCCATCTTCAGATGTGGTCGCAGAGCCACCAGCGCCAAATGCGTAAGTATTCTCATCAATAATAGTGCTGATTGTTCTTGTGCCATTAATTTTGTTGGCTGGAATCCCACCAACCCCTGATGCGTTAGAAATGAAAATACTTTCATTGCCCTCAAAACCGTGGAGCAGGTGAGTAACCTCAACTACACTCGAGGTGTCAGCCGTCCGAAGTGGATTAAGAACCGCAAGACGAATATCAAGAGTATCTTTTACTGTGCCAGTTGCTTGCGTAGCAGACTGAACGCTAGTGATTGTGATCTCATCTTTGTGGTATCTAATCACCACACCTACATGCTTGGAGTCAAGATAGTCACTTCCAGTCAAGCTACCCGTCGTATCGAAGTAGTTGTCACTTGTAGTTAAAATTACTCCAGTGCCAGATACCGCACTAGGATCAAGCGTTGTTAAGGTGGAGTGGTAAACTGAGTACGGTTGATAAATAACATGGCTGTCAGCACGCTCATCAAATGCAAACGTGCTTACTTCAAAGCTAGTCAAACCTGTTCTTGTTATTACTCTCGGCGCAAATCGAGGATGGCAGATAAACATCACGTCACCGTACTGAGTGGTGGTGTATTCGTGCATGTAGGTAGAATCAAAAGGAAGAGCAGCGCCGTCTACATCAGTAGTTATTTTTGCTATTCTACTTAGAGCGCCGTTGTTATGGTCCTCTGGGAGCAAGAACCATGCACCAAGAAAGCCATCTCCAATCGCTATGATGTATTCTTCGTTGTCGTCAAAAGTAAATGGAAACAAGCGATGCTGCTCTGTGTCGTCAGGGTACCAGCCCTGCATCCTTAGACCAGAACGCTTCTTGACCGCGCCCTGTGGAAGCACGGTCATATTCTTTAGTGACTGAGCTGATGCTCCATACACAGGACTATCGGTCCGCATGATGGTAGAATCACTAATCTCACCATACTGAAAGCTGTTTTGAGCAACGCGAATTTTCTGCATTAGCTGCGCCTTTGTGCGATGAACCTTGAAGTGTTTAGCTTGCGAGTAGTCTGCTGCTGCGAATCTAGGCGTCGAGCCTTCATCATCTGGCGCTCTGCTTTCTGCTCAAGCATCTGAGCCAAGCTGGCGTCACGCGCAACAGAAATGGCAAGCATTGCGGCAACCTGTAATTCTACACCAAGAATAAAGAAAGGAGGCCAGTAAGCCTCACTTGCCCTGAAGATGTAATCGGCAACCACCTCGTCAGAAATGGAGGCGTCACAAAAAACTTGCCGCCCGTAAGTGTCAAACTCTATTGGATTGTCCTGTACCGTTACGGCACTGAGCATCAATAGGTCACTTGGCATCTGGTAAGAAGAGTCAAACCGCGCAGTCGGTTCCGCCTGAAGTCGGTTAAGAACCTGCTGGTTTGTGGCAAAGCGCCATCGTGTACTGGTCAGGGACTCTCGCGCCATATCTTCGTAGATTGCATCTACAACATCAGACTCAGCCGTCCCCTCAGTGAATGAGGAAATAGGAGAGCCACCCATAAGAATGGAGGCCCGTGAACATATCTTGATTGGTGTATTTGCTGGCATCTCGTCAACCTAACTAGAGGAAAAGAAAGGGGGCCGAAGCCCCCTGACTATTAGTTGTTGTCGAGAACTTCGTAGATACCATCTGAGTCGATAGCAATAGAACCCATAGACATCATGGATGTGGTCAGGTGCGATACCTTCTGCGCCACGTAGTTCACTTCAGTCTGAACATCGGCGTTGATACCGATACCAACCGCAGTTGTGTGGTAAGCAAAGTTTTTGCCACCAGCTACAGCAGACGTTGAGAAGATCTTGAAGCCCAAGAACTCTTTCATTGTCATGCCACCAGCGAACGGAAGGTTCTGTGGACCAACGTAATCGCTTGATGCAAACTCATCAATGTTGAACAGGTCTGCATAACCAGCAGGAGACATTGCAAGGTAACGCTGTCCGTCTTCTGGAACATCAGCAGTGCCCATTGTTTCAAACAATGTTAGCAAGTCAGCTTTGCTCACTGCGGAACCAACCGCACCGATTTGAGTTGCGTTTGCACCAGCGTCCATAGCTGCAATGATAAGCGCATCAGTCTGACGACCAAGTGCAGAAGCAGCAGATGTAGCTACAGCTTGACGCTCATTGATGTTGGTCTTTAGCTCATCGAGCTTGTCGATGTACTCAGCCGCGAAGTAGTCAACCATTGTGACTTCGACGTTAGTGTGCGCCAAGTCCATTGGTGCCACGTCAGCTTGACGGGCCTTGGTTACCGCAGCGCCCTTGCCGATCTTTTGGAAGCGAGCAGAGCTACCTGATACGTTTGAAGAGCGAACAGTATTGCGCAACTTAGAACCCATGCGCTGATACGCCATGTGAACTTCAGTCTCAAACTGTTTGATGAATGCTTGGTCGATAGTATTAGCCATTTGTACGTTCCTTAATGAAGATTCCAGAGACGGGTATCCGTTACTTCACATCGACAAGGGTATCCATACGGGCCTTTCAGTGCATCACGGGCCGTGATTCGTTAGTGTAAACATTTGTTTTTGGCAAAATGCAACGCACAAAAGAGACATACTTCTCATCAGCGTTCTCGCTTATCGCAATCGGCTCGAAGCCAAGCCAACTAGCCCAGTTAAGCATGGCCTCATTCTTCGCTAAGATCGTCATCTGTAATGTAGTGTGGTAATTATCAAACATCTTAACCAAAGCCTTAGACCCCTTGGCTATGGATACAAAGTTTTCACGCAGGTCTGACGAAAACAAGGCAAACATCTGAGGTGGATCACCATCTGGATCAGGCCACAACCCACCAACAAAGGTGAATGGGTTGCCATCCTTTCGAGCGATGTAACACTCGGCGTTCAGGATCATGTCCTCGATGGCAGACCCAACACTCAAGTAGCCGAGGAGCTTTAACTCCTCGACATTCTTATCAGATAGGTGCTCTACAATCTCATCAAAGTCATCCATCGTTACTTGGGTGACAGAGAAAAGCCCCTGCCTAAATACTTCAGCCACCATAGAGTTTCTTGAACCCCGTCTCTACTTCACGAACAAATGCTGGGTCGCTCTTGCTCCAGTAACGTGGGTCTTGCATCATCTCGCGCAAGCTGTCTTCCGTGACAGAGGCAGAAGGCGCTGAGTTGCCAGAGAACGAACCATCCCTCATTGCTTCTTGAATTGCCTCGAGTGCAATAATCCCCTCATGGCTTTCACACATGCGCTCAATTGCTGGGAGAGATTCCTGCGGAAAGAACTTCGTCGCAAACATAGATGCGCTCTCAATGCGATCCTTCGAGTTCTCCCCCAGCTTTGATGCTTCAGCTTCCAGATCTGGCTGATTCCCCCCAATTGCTTGGGCGTACATCTCAATACCCTTCTCAAACTCACCCTGTCCAAAACCGTTTTCAAAGGCGTGATCCGACCACCACTGCAATAGCTCGTTATCAACGGCGCTATCCGTGTCTACTGATTCTGGAAGCTGATAATCACCCGCAGATTCTGGGCGATCCTTGTATGCTTCGGCCTGTAGCTCTTCAGCATAGGCTTCACGTATTTCTTTTTCTTTGCCGCCTAGCTTAGAAGAAAGCTCTTTGTACGCTTTGGCCAAGTCTTCGCCGCTATTGTACTTCTCAGGAAGCCAATCGGGGCGAGCGGGTTCTGCATCTTCAGCAACTACAAAGTCACGTTCAGCTTCCGCTGGTGCTTCAGTTACTTCTGCTTCTACATTCTCAGTCATTTGTTTTTGCTCCTATGTGCGTGTGCAATACGGCGCTCTAAAAGGGCTACGACATAACGCTGCCCCTCTATATGTCTGAGTTCCTCAGTCGTTACGTGAGGACCGTTTACCATTTCAACTGTGATCGAGCGCAGGTATTTTAAAACCTCTGCGCCCGATGGTGTTTCAAGTACCGCTGCAATGTTTTGGCTTATCCGATTGTCTTGATCGGTAGACCGCCGCATCCCATCGACTCCGATATTAACCTTGTTGCTCAAGCATTTGACCCTGTTGCTGTTGTTGCTGCGCCATTTGCTGCGCCATTGCAGCTATTTGTTTACGCTGTTCCTCATCACGAATCAAGCTCTCAGGTACACCAAACTTCTTCGCTAGGTGAATTGCTGTTTGCTCTCCGTCGATTAGGAGCTGCAACATCTCAGGACCAAAGGCACCGCCAACCAACTCAAGGAACCTAGCAACGCTAGAAATATCTTGGTTAGACTGGGCTTGAGCCAGTGGAGACACCGAACGAACCTTAACTTCACGCCCATTTACAGTAGGCACATCAATGCGCCCCTGCTTTTTGAGGATGTAGATCACTCGCTGAAGCACTGGCTGCACCAATTCAGCTTGTAGTCGGCCAAATGCTGCACCCATACGGCGAGATAGATCAGCCATACGCTCGGCAACTTCCGTTGCACTAGCTGGAGTCTTGTCAGGATTACCCAGCATGTCGTTATACAGCGCACGTTTAATGTTCTGACGCATATCGCCAAGCACAAGTTGCGCTACATCAAAGCGACCAGCCGCATTGATAGGCTGCAAGCCAGCAGAACCCATAGCTTTTGGAATGATTGTCCCTGGGACAAGGTTAATTGTATCAGGGTTAATCACGCCATCATCTTCCATCTGGTAAATCCCAGAGATACTCATCTGAGCGTTCTCAAGAATCATCTCGATAGTAAGATTGGTGGTCTTAATCGCAGACAAAGCATTGATTAGAGGGCCACGACCATAGACTTCACCCGCACACTTAGACCAACGGAAGCAAATGAATGGATTGGAACCTAGTCCTGTCATCATCTTCTTATAAAGCAGCGTCTCTGTCGTCATGCAGATTGCATAATGCAGGTAAGCCTCTTCATTCTTCTTAGTATAATCACGGCACACAACCTCAAGCACAGTTGTTTCGCGATCCATGCCCATCATCTTCGTAACTTTGTCGTCGAACGTAGAGTTAGGGTACATCATCTCTAGGTGATCGAACTTAACACCCTTGCGCTCACGGTAAACGTGGTCAATGCGGTCATCAGGGCCAGTATCCAGCACAACATGCGGCAATGGTACGGCGGTAAAGTTGACGGGATTGATTGCATCCCCCTCCTCAACGCACAAAATGCCAGTACCCACAGCAAGATCCATGAATGACTCATGCACTTCTTGGCTGAAGTTGGAGTTCTGAAGAACCTCGAACACATACTCGGTTACTTCGTCCAGCTCGTTGTCGATGGCCTCGCGCTGCTCTTTTGGAACCTCGCTGCCTGACATCAGGTCTGCCCATCGGGCAAAGTTAGGAACTAAGCCAGACTGAAGGCGGGATGCAAACTCTTGCACACCCACAACGGCAGTCTCGTCAAAGATTTTGTCGTCTCTGCGCTGACCTGCGGTCTCTGCATAGAAACTCTCACGCTGCGGGAGGGCGTATTCGTAACACTCCTCGAACAACGGCACCCAGTTTTCGCGGAAAGCCTTAGCTTTTGCGTACTTCTGAGTATATTGCTTTGCTATTTTGTCCATTAACTGAACCGACCTAGAAAGCCTGAGGCTTTGGAGCTAAACAAAGAACGACGGCCAACGCCACCGCGCTTACCTTTGCCAACAGTGCGAGATGACAGGGCATCAGAAATATCCTCACGCTTATCCTCGGCTCGCTCTACAATTTCTGCCTGCTTCGCATCCTCAGCCGACTCACGCTGGCTTGCTGATGCCGCTTTCTCTGCACTACTAGGTCCAAAACACATATTAAGTCTCCTTTTTTACATTCGTTTGCACAGAAAGGTTAAGTTCTCAATGCACAAAACTACATTCGGGACCACAAACCCTGCCTTCTTTTCTGTTTGTCACCACGCTTAAACACATTGAAGTCGCTCTGTGCCACTGTGGGCTGGGCTGGCTTCTGACTATTCATCAATGCCCTGCCCTCACCTGCACCTAGGAACAAATATTGTGCCGCATCGTGTACGTGTGAAAACATATTCTTGTCAGGCTTATCTGCGTACCGTTCGCCAGAAACTTCCATGCGCTTGTAGGCATAGCCGCTTTCAAAACCCTTAATTAGCGTAGGACAACGGCGATCAATTAAAAGCACTGGCTTACCTTCAACCATCTTAGTCAGTTGGGAGGAGACTGCCTCAAGTCGAAGGTCAACAGAGTTGGAGTGCGTGGGAAACGCTCGCAAGCCAGCACCGCGCAGAATGTGAAAGGGAGTAGATTCATCAGTCTGCGCTCTAAAGTCACCAGCGGGATCACCATAGATGATAACCTCGCCAGCAGCAGCGAAACGGGTAGCCAATTCGTTACGCATTACCTCTGCGAAGCGAACAATACCCATATCAATAGCAACAATCTCGGAGTGCAGCAGCCATCGGCCCCGCACTTTCTGTCCGAATACAGCAGCGGGAGTCAATCCAAAGTCAACGCCCACATACAGCGGAACGCCAGCAGCGACAGGGATTTCTTCCTTGGCAACGTGAACATCTGGAGCAAACATAGGGTACACAGGCTTCCCATCTTGGATATGGCCCAGTCTGTTCATCACATACACGTCAATCCAGCTCTTAGTCTTCCCTTGAATCAAGTTAGGGTAGTAAGACTTCATCATATTCTGCTGGTTCTCGGCAGTTTTGTTGGGCTTGTAGCCGTCTAACTCGCCTTCTTCGTTGCGTATCTCGTCCATGCCAGCAGGTTGGGTATAGAAACGCCAGTTTTCTGGAGTGACCAGCATCTTAGCTTGCTCACGCGGTATATGATCTGGGATTGGAACCTCACCAGACATAATCGGCCACCAGTGGTCCTCTTCGGGAGCGTTGGTATCGGCAATAACGCCAGTCCAAGAAGGGCCGCCATCACGCATAGAAGGGAAACGACCCACACGCATCGTACAGGCGTCAATAATACTCTTCGGAAGCTCGCGAGCCTCGTTGATCCAGATGCCCGTAAGCTCCAGAGAGAGTAATTTCTTAACATCTTCGGGTCGATCAAGCGCAAGGAAGATAATCTCAAGGTCAATGTCGCCCTTTTTAATGTGGTGCGTGTACGGAACAGACCAAGTGAACTTTCCCCAGTCATCTTCTGGGAACCAGTCTAGCCAAGTCTTGATTGTAGTGGTGCGAAGCTGTGGATTGGTGTTACGAATGATGGCCCAGCGGCTTTTGCGTATGCCATCTGGGCCTTTATCCTGCGCAAGCGCACGTCGAAACACCTCGATGCAGCAACCAACAGACTTACCAGACCCAACGGGGCCACGAATCCCACGAAAGAACGTGTCGTCCTTCATGAAAGTCTTGAGAACATCACCGTCAGGCTTGTATTTAAAGTCTACCAATCCCGAACCCCACGGTCAGTGCCAGCTTTAATCATACCCTCAATAACCTCTGGGGCCATAGTCTCGATGATCTTGTCTGCTTCATAGTTGGTCACGAAATCAGCAGGGTGGTGGTTCATATGTACACGCATCACCACCTTGCGTAGTGTATCTCGCTCAGGCTGAGAAAGAGTATTGAGAAAGCTCATCCCCTCGCCGCCTCATTCTGCTGCTTCTTTGTGGTTGTAATCTTTTCAATCTCTTCTATGCGCTTCAAGAGCGTCTTGCGCTCACTGCCACCAAGACCAGTAATGTTTTGAAGCTTCCGTTTGATCTTCAGAAGGGTAGAGGCTTCTATCTTCTCATCCTGAGCATCAATGCGCTTGTATAGATTCTTAACCTCAGTGCGCATGGAGGCGGGTGTTAAGCCCTTCATCTTGGGATCAGGCGCTTGTCCTTTAGGCATTTAACTCATCCTTTGTAAATTTAGCCTTGCGAGCCTTAGCCGCGCTGTGCCGTGGCTTCTTTGGCTCTGGCTCTGCTGGCTTATCCTCAGAGAAGAGAAGAGGCATAGAAGAAGCAGT